ACGAAGTTGTAACCTGGCACCCTGATGTGTTCGATATGCTCAAATCCCGTCTTGATAAGTCATACAGTTGCTTTGACGGTACCTGCAACCCGGACAACCCCAATCATTGGTTTTATAAGTTCCTGTATAACAGTAAGGATACGGACCTTTATGTTCAGGAATATTCGATCTACGATAACCCCTTCATTTCTCCCGATGTGGTGAGAAATCTTGAAAATGAGTACAGAGGAACGGTGTATTTTGACCGTTTTATTTTAGGGCATTGGACCGTTGCAGAGGGACTCATTTACAAGCGTTTTGCCGATGATTATTCATCAAATAAGATAATGATGCTTACTCAGAAGCCTTCGCTTTCAAGAATAGTAATCGGTGTTGACTTCGGTGGTAGCGGTTCGGCGCATACATTTGTCGCAACAGGAACGGATAGGGGGTATAACAAACTGTTTGCTTTGATGTCAGAGCGTTGCGAATGTATGCAGAACGGCAAGCAGGTTGATATTGACCCCGATAAGCTCGGTGAGATGTTCTGTGAGTTTGTTTACCGTGTTATTGCTATATACGGAACTCCCGATATCGTTTACTGCGACAGTGCAGAACAAACACTTATACTCGGCTTGCGCTCGACAGCTCGCAAGAAGGGCCTAGGTTGGCTGAGGATAGAAAACGCACTGAAAACCGAAATAAATGACAGAATTCGCTGTACGTGCAGACTGATGGCACAACAGCGATTTTATTATATGGAGCACGGTTGTGAAAGCCTTATAAAAGCGCTTACAACGGCGGTGTGGAATCCTAAAGAACTGACAAAAGATGTCCGTCTCGATGACGGAACAAGTGATATAGACACGCTGGATGCTTTTGAGTATACCTTTGAGCGTGATATTGTCCAGCTTATCAAATACGAATGAGGTGATTAAACTTGAATTATTCGGCAATGTATTCCGCCATAATTAAAACCCTTAATGAAGGCGGAGAAAATATGTATTCCGTAAACAGCGAAATGATTTCTCAAATTGAACTTTGGGGCAGAATGTATGAAAACAAAGCGCCCTGGTTAAGCAAAACGGTTTCAAGTGCTAACCTTTCAGCTTCTGTTGCATATGAGACAGCAAAACTCGTTACACTTGAATTAAAAACTGAAATAAAAGGCTCTCCTATGGCCGATTTCCTCAATGATAACTATAAAAAGGATGTTCTTTCAAAGCTGAGAAAATACATTGAATACGGTCTTGCTAAAGGTAGCATTGTTATTAAGCCCGTGCCTACACAAACAGGTCTGAGGACGCAGTTTATACAGGCAGGCCGTTTCTTTCCTATAAGCTTTGACGGTAGTGGTAATCTTTCAAAGTGTGTGTTTATTGAGCAAATCCGCAAGGGCAGATTTATTTACACTTTGCTTGAAATACACACAATGACCGATTTGAATATGCTCACCATAGAAAACCGTGTGTTCAAGAGCACAAATGACGGAATGTTGGGCAGCGAAACAACACTTGCAGAGGTTGATGAATGGACCGGTATGCATCCTTCGGTTAAGCTTTCGGGCATATCGCATTTACCTTTTGGTTTATTCAACTGTCCTATGGCAAATCAGATTGACTGTGATTCGCCTTTGGGTGTGTCGGTCTTTTCAAGAGCTGTTGAGCATATCAGAGAAGCTGATAAACGCTATAGCGGCATTAACTGGGAATATGAAGCAACAGAGGCGGCGGTCCACATTGCCGAATCAATGCTGAAGTATGATAAGGAACAGGACAAACATAAAGCACCCGAAGGCAGAGAAAGACTTTACCGTGCGGTTGAATACAATACCGGCGCAAAAGAAAAGCCCTTGCTTGATGTTTATTCTCCTAAGATAAGGTCAAAGGAACTCTATGAGGGCTGGAACAATCAGTTAAGGCTCATTGAGTTTAACTGCTCTCTTGCTTACGGTACGCTTTCTAACCCGCAGAATGTAGATAAAACTGCAGAGGAAATCAAAGCAAGCAAACAGCGCTCATACACCTTTGTTTCAGACACTCAGGCAGCATTGGAGATAGCACTCAGAGAATGGTGCGAAGCTGCATACTTTTGGGCACGTCTTTATAATTTTGCACCTAACGGTGATTACGAAATGAGCTTTGAGTGGGGCGACAGTATTCTTGCCGATCCCGAGAGCGACAGAGAAAATGACCGCAAGGATCTTGCCAACGGTACCCTCAGACCTGAGGAATACCGTGCAAAATACAGAGACGAAACCATTGAGGAAGCTCTTAAAAATCTTCCTCGTCAGGCGGAAGTGATTGAATAATGCTGACACCGGGAGAAATTGAAGCTCTTTCAATGGCATTCGATAAGCAGATGCGAGCTCTTGAAACGCAGGTTATGACCGATATTATCCGAAGAATAAGGATAAACGGAGAAATAACCCGTTCTGCAGATTGGCAGATGCATCGGCTTCAGCAGATGGGATATGCCAAAAGCGACATTGAAGAGGCGATAAAAAAGCACCTCAACCTGTCCGATGAGGACATGGAAGAGATGTATAAAAAGATCGTGGAAGAAGGCTATGCCAGAGATACCGAGCTTTATAACAAGGCAGGTATTGACCGCATACCCTTTGAAGAGAACTACACACTTCAACAAAGCATTTCAGCTATTGCCCTGCAAACCTCAAACGAGATGAAAAATATCTCTCAATCGTTGGGCTTTGCAGTGAGAAATACTGATGGTAGTCTTTCCTTTACACCTGCGGCAGAATATTATCAGAACACTCTGGACAATGCCATAAACGGCATAAGTCAGGGTGTTTTTGATTACAACACAGCTATTAAAAGAGCAGTAAGCGAAATGACAAACAGCGGACTTCGTACCGTTGATTATGCTTCCGGGTGGAGCAACCGTGTTGACGTAGCGGCTCGCAGAGCCATAATGACAGGACTTTCTCAGCTCACAGGCAAGGTCAACGATATGAATGCAGAGGAATTGGGAACTGATACCTTTGAAGTGACCCGGCACGGCGGAGCAAGACCTTCACATCAGGTATGGCAAGGCAAATGGTACACCAAAGAGGAGCTTATTTCTGTGTGTGGCTTGGGAACTGTCACCGGCTTACACGGTGCAAACTGTTATCACGATTATTATCCCGTTATCCCCGGCATTTCGGAGCCTTCATATACCGCTGAGGAGCTTGAAGAACTTAACAGGCAGGAGAATACCCCCGTTAAATACGGTGACAAGGAATACACCAAATATGAAGCCCTGCAGAGGCAGCGCCGACTTGAAACCACTATGCGAGCCCAGAGGCAGAAAATAAAGCTGCTTAAAGAGGGCGGAGCTGATGAAGATGATATCATAGCTGCAAGAGCAAGATACAGAGGAACAAGCGCCGAATATACCCGTTTTTCCGAAGCAATGAAGCTACCTCAGCAAAGACAGCGTGTGACCGTTGACGGCTTGGGTAATATCGGGCAAGGGAAGTGGAAACTCAAAAATGAAAGTGAAAGACGCTCTAAAGACGATTATAACAACATAGAGAAAACTAAAGTTAAATGGGATGCTGTAAACAGTGAAAAATGGAGCAATAACTTTGATAACATAACGGATAATGATAATGTGAATAATACAATCAGAGATGTATCTGAGCAAATGCTTAAACATCGTGACGGAACGTTCTACGAGAGTATGTATCTGATTAATGCAAAAACAGGAAAACTCGAAGGCTTTAATACAACTTCAAATCTTAAGTTGAAAGTTGCTTTAACGGACAAGATGAAAGCAGCATTGAATAATCCTGATTTAGATTTAATAGGCGTTCACAATCACCCGTTCAGTAGTATACCGAGCCTTGGCGATTTAAATGCCATTGCAAAGCGAAGCAATCAGTCAATGGGCGTTATAGTTTGTCATGATGGTACGATATTTACATATACTAAACCTAAATGCGAAATAAGTGAACAAGTTTACAACGCTTCATTGACAAAATACAGCCGATATAGTAAAATAACTATGGAAGACAAAGGCTTTGGAGAATTAGGGGATATATATGAATTTGAGTTTAAGAGGTACGAACTATGATGAAAGATGATTTAGATAAATATGTTGAAGATGACAACAAAACTTATGAAATCCTTGATAAAACACCAGAAGAATGTGACAAAATTTTAAACGCAGAAAGAGAAAGAATAAAGAATATGTAGAAGCACTTTTGAAATGAAATTCAAAGGTGCTATTTTTATACCCATTTTCAGGAGGTGATGACGTGAATACACCTATAGCAATAACTGCCATTATATGCATCACGCTTATAACATTGGCGTGGATAGGTAGGAAGAAATAAAATTTAACAGCTGATTTAAGCACTTTGCATTTGCAAGGTGCTTTTTTCATACCTAAATTACCCCGTCAGAGGTTATCTGACTAACTTTCAACTGCAGACAGAGCAGTGTAAATATCATGTAGAAAGGAAACCCCATGAAAAACATCTATGAACTTCTCGGTGAATATGGTTTTTCCGTTCCCGAGGACAAAAAAACGGAGTTTGAAACAGCCTTGAAAGCTAATTACAGACCCATTGCAGAATTTGACAAGGTCAAAGATGCAAGAGATTCTTACAAATCTCAGCTCGACACAGCCACAGAGGCTCTCAAACAGTTTGAAGGGGTTGACGTGAGCGAACTTAAGTCACAGATATCTAAGCTCACAACAGACCTCGCAAACAGCAAGGCAGAACACGAAAAACAGCTTGCAGACAGAGATTTCAACGATTTTGTCGCTGAAACCGCAAAGAAGCATAAGGCAAAAGACCTTAAAGCTGTTCTTCCCTTCCTTGATGTTGAGAAGCTCAGAGCCTCAAAGAACCAGAATGCAGACGTTGAAGCCGCATTCGAACAGGTCAAGAAAGACAAGGCATATCTTTTTGATGATGAAACAGCACCCAGAGTGGTCAGTTATACATCAGGACCTGACAGTCAGACAGACACAGCAAAAACTAAGGCAAATGAAGCCTTGAGATCATTATTTGGAAAGGATTGATAATTTATGCCGAAAAGTATTATTTCAAGGGAGGCTGCAGAAGCCCTCATCCGTGAACAGGTAGTTCCTCAGATTTTCCAGGATGTACCTAAGACATCAGCAGTTATGTCACTTGCAAGAAAGCTCCCCAATATGACAAGCAAGCAGACAAGAATCCGTGTTCTTGATCAGCTTCCTATGGCTTACTGGGTAAACGGTGACACAGGCTTTAAGAAGACAAGCGAACAGGCTTGGGACAATGTATGGCTTACAGCAGCAGAGCTTGCTGTTATCGTACCTATTCCCGAGGCAGTTCTCGATGATGCCGAATTTGACATCATGGGTGAAGTTACCCCGAGAGTCATCGAAGCTATCGCACAGCGTGTTGACTCTGCAGTTATCTTCGGTAATAACCGCCCTGCAGAATGGGATTCAGACATTATCACAAGAGCAAGACAGGCAGGCAACAACGTTGCTGTTGGCTCCAAGGATTGGTACGACCTTATTATGTCAGAAGGCGGTGCCTTCGATAAGGTTGAAGAGCTCGGCTATGGCGTAACAGGCGCTATTGCCGCTATGGGTATGAAGGCAAAGCTCAGAGGTCTCAGAACTCAGGACGGTTTACCCATTTATTCAACTTCAATGCAGGGCTCAACAAACTTCGGTCTTGACGGCAACCCCATGCACTTCCTCAATAACGGTGCGTTTGATAAGACTGTTGCACAGCTTATCGTTGGTGACTTCTCTCAGCTCGTATATGCAATCCGTCAGGATGTGACAATCAAGATTCTCTCAGAGGGTGTTATTCAGGATCCCACAACAAAGGAAATCGTATATAACCTTGCTCAGCAGGATATGGTTGCCCTTCGTGTTGTATTCCGTATGGGCTGGGCTCTTCCGAACCCTGCAACAAGACTTGACGGTGACAGAACAGGCTGTCCCTTTGCTTATGTTGAGCCGGGCACACCCGTTACAACACAGGCAGTTACATTTACAGTAAAGAATGCTGACGGTGAAGCTGTTGAAAACGCAACCGTTGACGTTGCCGGCGCAATTCTTAAGACCAATGCAGAGGGCGTTGCAGTATTCAACCTGAGAAACGGTGACTACAACGTAACAATCAAGGCAAAGGGCTATAAGAGAATTACAGACAGCATTAACGTTAAGGATGCTGCTGTTGATAAGGCTGTTGCTCTCACAGCAAGTACATAAAGATAGGGGGTAACCCTTATGCTTTATGCGGAACATGACTTTTACACAAGTAAATACGCATTTGGGGCAGGTTTGATTGAATCTGCCCTTTTTAACAGGTATGCGCTTCGTGCTTCTCAGAAAATTAAGGAGTACACAGGCACAAACATTGATGAAAACAATGTCCCCGAATGTGTGAAAATGTGCTGTTGCGAGCTTGCAGAGCTGTTTTATAAGGCCGAAAAAGCAGAAACGGAGAACGGCGGTGTCAAGAGTGAAACAGTAGGCGGCTGGAGCAAGAGCTACGAAAGCACACAAGAGAGAGAAAGCCACATATCAAAGAAAATCCACGATGTAATTCATATGTGGCTTTCCGGAACGGGACTGCTTTACAGGGGGATAAGATAATGACGAACGCTGATTGCACTTTATATAA